ATTCACTCTGGGTGATCTCTATACGATTCTTCTTGGCCTGCGTTCTAGAACGGGCCTCTGCAAGCGACTGATTCTTAACCTTCTTCAGCGTTGCATCATCCATGTCTGGATTGGCCTGCCTACGCTGGCTTACTTGGGCATTGGCCAGGACCTGAGCTTGCCTTTCAAGTGGTGCATTCTTAAGCGCAATGTTAAGTTTAGCATCCAATGAAGCAACTTCATTAGAGTACACCTTGGCGGCACTAGGCGAACGAGGCTGCCCTTTAATTACCACGGCCTCTTTCCTGGCCTGGTTGGCCAAAGACTTAAGCTTATTGGAGTGGGAGGCATATTCAAGTTCAATTGGGGTGCCTGAAGAAAGCTTGAATGCGTCATCGGTCACAGATAGAAGATCAACCTTGGAGGTCTTAGTTACGACTTGGCCTTGCTTGTTCACATACGTGCGGCCTGTTTCCTCAAAGACCTTCTTACCAGTAACGGGATCAACAGGTCCACCTAGAGACGCGCGCCTGGGCTTCCTCTGATTGATACGGGTCTCTTGACCAGCTCTAGTGATCAATGTAGATGCGCCTGCTCTGGACGACCCCTGATATTTTGCTTTCAGCTGGGCAATACCATTGGCCTCAGCAGAGCCCTTATAATCAAGGTTATGCTTATCCGCATCGATAACAACCATGGAATGGCGAACAGCGCGGGCCTTTTCTTCATCCGTGGCGCCTTTGATTGTCATATCCGCAATCAGATTTGTAATGCGGCCCATCTCAACTTGATCGTTGCCTTTTCTGGTTGCATTGATGTGAACCATACCAGGATATGCGGGGAACGATTTATGCGGGTCAAAGCCCTTCAGACCAGCCAAAGGCGGCGATGTAGTAATTGCTCGCCTGTTATTGGGGATTGTTAGAACAGTATCGCCATCGAAATCTGCGCCTGAAAGATGCTGCGCAACTCTGGGATGAATACCGACGGCATCGGAGGCACTCGTGCCCAAAAGCTTTTTGGCTTCGCGATTACGATTGTTGACCGTCAATTCTGGAATCTCAAATGTACCACCATGCGGAAAGCGAATCAAGGCCAAACGTGTGCCATCTTTATAGGAGGGGGCATAAATTTCTGTCGGCTTCAGACTTGAGAACGGAAGAATAACTTTCGTCGCCTGCTGTGGGAACTGTGCGGCTTTGAGATGAACTGCTGCCGAATCAGTTTCGTCAGCGAAAGACTCAAGCAACTTCTTACGCACTGCAGGATTCGTGAGCGAATTGATCGACTCGAAATCATTCAAGCGGCGCTCATACGTCATGTTCAGCTGAGTCTTGGCCAGAGCAGGAGTTTGCTTCGAAAGGACCTGAGATGAAATACTCTTGGACCAAGTATCCCATTTACCTTCTTCGTTGACGATGTTCATTACTCCACTCTGACGATCAATCTGTGCGCCGAACGGATTCATCTTGTCCACGTTTCCGTGAATATCCTTCTCCATCTCCTTCATGGCGTCCTTCTTGCGTCCCGTGCTCGACTTGTTCGTATTGAACACGACATCGACACCTTCAGGAAGATCGTCCTTGTACAGCGCCATGCCCTTCAGATAATGCGTACCGTCGACTGCGATTCGAACCTGTGCATACTTGGATGTACCGATCGAGAGATCTTTCACACCTGGACGAACATAGATGACTCCGTCTGCCTTACCGCCACCATCTTCAGCGTAATTGATCCCAACCCGACGAGAATTGATGGACACAGGAGGCCGCGGAGCATTTGCTTCGTAATCACGCCCATAGGTATCAGAATGATCGGTAATCTGCTTGATCTCACTACGATGGAGCCACGCATCCTTCTGCGTAGTTCCAGGCATGGAGAGAACTTTGTACGTAGTCTGCTGATCTCCACCACCAACCTGAGGCATCCTGAGCGTATGAACGCGGTAACCCTTTTCCTCAAGAATCGCAATGGAGGCCTGAAACTTGTCCTTACTGATGCCGATGTTACCGCCATCAGATATAGGCAATCCAGTTTCCACACCACGACCAACGTCGACCCACTTCTTCTCGTTGACCTGCTTCTCGAGCATATCAGCGGTAGCCGTGAGAACAGCAGCTCTATCTTTGCGACCTGGAGCAAGAAGAGAACGAACCGTGGATTCGTTGAGCCCACCCATACGCTCACCAATAGCGGTATTGGACAGGCCCTTGTCCTTCAGGCGCTGGGCCATGTTGATCTTTTCCTGAGTCTGCTGGTTGAGAGCAATCGTACGAGCAGCACTCAGCTGATTCCTCGTGATGCCCAGACCTCTGGCAATCTCAGTGTCCGACAAACCTTCCTTACGAAGCGTATCGATATGATCGAGATAGCTTCGATTGCGCGTACTCTGCGACCCACCCGAACCCCACGGATAACGGCCTGACTTTCGAAGGATGCCGTAATGCGCGAGATACTGTTCTTCAGCAATAATCACGACTCCTCCTCTAGTTTCAGTTGATTGATCTGCTTATCGAATTCCTGAATCTTTTCCATGATGTGCACAATATCCTCTGGATCCGCATCATAAACTGAAACTTCATCTTCTTGGTAAATGCGCAATTCGATCTTAATAGCAAATGGATCTATGTCATACTCAAGACAGAACAAGGCCGCATACACTTCCAGCTGGTGAACCGAACCTTTGACGATGCCTGTTTTCAGATCAAATATGCGAAGAGTTTTGTAGCGGAACGAGATTGCATCAGCGGTGCCAAAGCAATTTTCTGAATAGAACAAAACTTGCTCCGGAGTCATTCTATACTGGATGGCATCGTTGATGAACATTCCGACGGTTCCGGCATAATCTGAGAGTTTTCCTGCTTTGATCTGATCCTCGGCGTACCGGTGCTGTATACTGCCCCATAGAGCCGCCTGGGAGGTCATCCAGCGCTCTTCGAGCCTGTTTGGGGTATAATTCACCCAATGGTACGAACTAGGGCTTAGAAACGCATGCTCGCCGCGGAGGTTCAAATGCTTGTTGAAGCGCATTCAAGACCTCCTCTTCGTTCTCAGGATATATGTAAGAAGCAAACGACATCTTGTTTAGTTTACGAACAAAGAAACCTTGGTTGGGCTGGACTTCCGCATCAGCATCTTTCTTTACTTCAAGCGAAGCCCATTTGTCCCGGTACAGAAGAATAAGATCAAGCATACCCTGTTGGTATGACGGATCTTGTTTCAACACCTCTATGCCAGGGAACATGCGTTTGAGTTTCCTGATCAACTTCGCCTGATACTGATTCTCAGTCACATAGAGTTCCTCCGTAGTTATCAAAGAGAAAAAAAGATGATGGGCGAAGAGGCCCATTATCCGTCCTTCCGTATAAAGGAGTGTATCGCGCACGTTGCAATAGCTAAAGCTGATAGATGCCGAACTGCTGGAATGTGGGCCACACGAACGTACGATTCAGAATTGATAGAACCAGATCCTGCTCGAGCAACCCATACTGCTTTGCGCACTCCCACGAATTCGCGCTCACTTCCTCAGTCTCGAGATCGTACACCGGAGTGATGATCGGGTTCTCGTACGGCTCTCTGAACTGACGATTGTACTTGACCGCGAACCATCGTGGACGCCAGACCAGATTGTCCACATGATTGTTGAAACGATTGCCGTCCATGTTGATCGGCGTATCGAAATGATCAGACGGCTTAGGGATGAACGCTCGAGCAACCAGAAGTGGCACAGACCTGTGACGCTGTTCACCTCTGCGCATCATGCCGACACAACACAGCCCAACCTGATTCTGCGACAAGCGCAAGATTCTATCAGACTTCTCAGCCCGTACACGACCATAGTTGCTGATACTGTAATCTTCGAAGTATTCTATCGGCTTCCATTCTTCGGCCATTCATCCTCCTTCTCATCTTTCCTAGCTTCATAATCCTCAAGTATCCGTAGGATCACGCTAGCATGGCTTTTAGACTCAGAATGCCACAATTCGGCCCCAGAGTCGTCCTTGACTGTTTTTTCGTCCATTTGGCTTCCTTTTGAGCCTTGGGCAAGGCACTAGCCTTGGGCTAGCCAGAGACCTTGGGGCGGGGTCCCAATAGCTTGCCCAAAAAAGTTTTGAAAACTACTTCTATAGAAACGCATATGAATAGCTATATTATGTATGTATTAGTTATACTTATTGAAGTCGCGCGTAGAGAAAGGAGTTTAGTAAAACATATGGCCACAAATCGTCAGTATCTAAAAATGCGGTTCCCTCTTGTGGTTTGTGCTCATTTACAGGGCTTTTTCCAAAATACTTTGATCAAAACGGCCAACATTAAAGTTTTTCTTCTTGGCCAAATTTGACCAGATCGCAGAATCGATCAAATTCTTGCTCCGAATCGTGTAGTAGAACAAATCGATGTAAGGGGTGTTCAAACGGTCAATTCTGCCATGACTTTGCTCCCAATTCTTGTATGAATAGGTCAAAGAGTAGAAAATGGCCATATTTGTCGTCGTGCAATTCCACCCCTCAGACCCCGCTACATACTGTACTAAGTACACCCATTTGTCGCCTTCTGGGAGCTCTTCGTGCTTGTGACCGTTCCATTCTGCGACCGTAATTAATTCCCGCAATTTGCGAAGAATTTCAAGCTCATAATTGAAGTTGTAAAAGATGATCATTCGGTCGTGTTTCTTCATCAAATCCAACACAATAGCTAATCTTGACGGGTCTGAATTTATAACTCTTCGACCCACTAGGAACAGCTCTGTGATGTCTCGGATAGGCCGATCCTTGTATACGTGCCACCGGTCATTCACAACCCTCTTCAGGAGCTCGAGATCATACTCGGCCCAGACAGTCTGAGAGTGTCTTATGGTCGTCTTGTCATACGGCATGTGCACTAAGACCCTGTTCCTCAAGGCAATCAGACGATCCACCCCAAGATACCGCTGCACCTTCGGGAACTTCACATAGGGCGCAAAGACGACGTGCTCCCGGAGGAACTCAGTACGGTTCTTGTAGAACCCGTTGCCCACGAACACAGGAATGTAATCCAGCCATGTATCCCCAGGTGTAGCACTAAGAAGAATCCAACGATTTCGCTTGGAAATCTTTTGGAACGCACGTACCCACGCTCCTGAACCAACAACCCTCTGCTCGTCGAAGATGAAGAAGGCATTGCGTATGTGGGAGTACTTGTCGATGTTGTTCCAGCTGTCCACAGTAAGTAAACCAGCAATGGTCGAGTCCTCCTCCTTCCCCACCACAAAGCCCGCGGCTTCTTTTTCCCAGTCGACCGAGTCGCGCTTCTTGGCGGTCGTGATCACGTACAGGTCCTCTCCGCCCCACGTCCTCATGTAGTACGCCATTGCGACCCTACTCTTGCCCGTGCCTACACCACCCCATAAGATAGCTCCATCCTTGAGCTCACCCAGAGCCTTCTCCTGATGTGGCTGCAGATTCATCTCCTTCACATTGCCTCCTGAATGTGTTGTTCTCCGGGTCATAGATGTACCAGCAGATGTGTTCCTCAAGGATTGTCGGGCCTTTCCAGTTGTCTGAGACAGCTGTGACCTTCCCGCAATGCTGACACACTCCGCCATCAACGATCTGGTCCAGCAATCTCATAGCCGCTGTCAAGGGGTTCAGAGCCGCTGCGACCTCGTTACGCACCTTGCCGCCCTTCGTGCTCTCATGAACAGGGCGACCGTCTTTCCACATCCAAGACCCAATGGCCATCCACACTGTCGGCGGTTGGTCATCGGAGTAACGCAACTCTAGACTCATTGCCCCTGTTCGTCGTACAAGGTCGAGGGCTGCGTTTAGTCTCTTTTCTCCTTCTGGTCCCATAATCCTCCTTCGAAAAAAGAAAGAGCCAAGTTAATGGCTCTCTCCCTTGGACTTGTCTTTGCGATTCTGGAAGTAGGCGACGACGTCCCAGAACAGTTGGTATGCAGCCAGCAAGCCGCGAATAGCGACGTTGAGGATGGCAAGCATGACAACGATGTTCCAGGCGATCATGGCGATTTTCTTCATAATAATCCTTTCAATTTGGGTCTCATTATACGCCATGTTTTGGACGCGAAATTCTGGGCTGCCCACACGAGAAGAGCACTCTGTTGGCTCGATGACGGCAGGGGTCAATCATCATGGCCCTTTTGTGGGTGGGCCACCAACATCGCAGATCACCAGAGCGGAAGGGAACGGTGATCACACCCAGAGTAAGTTATCCAGCAGTCAAGGGGTCTTCGTGTAACACCCGGTAGTGCACGGTGCAGAGATCTCCACAGCCCAATGCGGACTTCAGAGCCGGGTTCAGATCGAACTCACGCCCTGCTATGAACGGCCCTCGGTCCTGCACCCGAGCCGTCACGCAGTGAACTTTGCACATTCGTACAAAAGTCCCACAAGGCAGAGTCTTATGAGCCACACCCAGATATGCGTGTATTCCACAAGCTGTCGCTCCTGCGTCGTAGTACCACGAGGCCAACGCCGTGCTCATGCTTGCAATCTCTTTGTCATGCTGATACCGCTGATGCCGCTTTGCCTTGGCTACGACTCGAGCTTTGCATTTTGCGCCACAGCTGGCGCCTTCGACTCTCACCGCCAGTGCGGTCATGACTCCACAGCAGAACACAGCGATCAGAAACAGTCTCATCCTTGGGGCCTTCCTCTCTTGTCTTCGTAATGCCCCTGGGGCAAAGCCGTCTCAGCGGCTACCAGGGCTGCTTTGAGAAGTTGGATCGTCTCTTCGGGATCACCCCGGAATACTATGTATATGCCCAGGTTACTCAGTGAGCCCAGCGAGATGCGTACGTCTGCCAGTTTGTCAGCAGGCTCACGAATTATTGAAACGTATCTTGCCATGCAGATTCTCCCAGCTCTCCCGCTCGACAAGAACGTCTGCGGCTTTGTCCATGCCATCCAGTGCCTTCCACCGGAGCCTTTTGACGGCGTCTCTCAATTGCCGCAACTCCTCGAGCTCTACGCGAGTCTCGATCCTCCCATGGGCCGGGCACCCATCTCTCCTGCCCAGGAACCCGACACACGTGCACTTGGGCTCAGGCCTCCGCTCCTTCAGATGCAGGGCAATAGCTTCTACGAGCAGGATCTCTGTCTCGACCCGGCTCAGACCGGTCACTCTGACTTCGGGCAATCTCGGAACGGTCCCCGCCCAGACTCCGTTGAGTTGCTCGACTTCGACCTTGTAGCCTCGAACTCTCATCGATGCCTCCTTCGGTCACTGGCCCTCTGGCTCTGCTCGGCAGCAGCGAACCACACCTCCGTCGAGACATGCTCAGGCAATCTTGTAAGAGCTCTGGCTTCTGTGATTGACTCAACCGTCTCGTCGTGTTTGCGAAGTGTCCGGAACAGGCCCAGAAGCAGAAACAACACCACGGCGGTTCCCAGTACCAGAGCTACGATTATCCATGCATTCACGGTGTTCCTTATTTCGACTTGGGTCAAGGCGATAAGCATACAATCACCGCATTTCGAATACTCAGGGTAGGAGACACGAAAGCAGCCCTCGCCGTATTCCCCGTGTCATCCCTTTACCGGCTGCACGACCCTGAGTGAATTAACGTGGCGGGCAGGTTATGAATCCTCCGTCTGGGCCAATATACTATTGTTAAATGGCATATCAGACGCCCCTCGCCCCTTACCTGGAGGTCGCGGCCACGTTCTTAGCTGAGCTTTGCTGTGCGAAACTCCTGCTTCTCCGCGTCCGTCAGCGACTTCCAGAAGTCGACGAACTCGTCCATCGGGACCGGCCTCTCCGGTGTCGCGAAGAACCGGCGGAGATCTGCCATCGAGTTCTCACCCGGCTTCGTCTCTGCCATAACACCTCCTTTCACACTACTGACTTGAATTCTGGGGCAGCGGGTGCAGGTTCGGGCTCCTGCACAAGATCAAAGTTTGCCTGGAAAGCTTTGGTTGTATAGACCTTATAACCGCGCTCTGTGTACAGAATCCAATCCCCGACAAAGGCTTTTGTCTGCCGGGGGTTCTTTGGGTTGTGCACCCTGACGTGGATGTACTGCTTGTTGGGCTGGACATCGGCCGTCTTGTCGACGGGGGTCTCATCGATGTTCCCTATCTCGCCAAAGCACCATCGTGCAATGTCAAGGAAGTTCTGCTCAGTCACCTGAACCGCGTCTACGTAGAGCGGCTTGCGCACGAACTTAGCAGTAATACTGTGACCGTCCATATCAGTCCCGTCTATTTAGTTGTTTTATTCATCCCTATTACGGGTTATACCCAAAGCATAGCCTAGGATGATGCTCACGATAACTATAACTGCGGTTACGATGATCTCTGCCATGGCTTGTTTAAGAACTCTCCCTTCCCATCACAGTCTGGACATTTCTGAATCATCGGGAACAGTTTGATGAGGGCTCGAGGGTAGACGATCTGCCCCGTGCCTTTACATCGAGAACAGATCACCTTGACTCGTCCATCTCGGCATACTTCCGCTCCAGCGCATCCTCCTCGATCGTCACGTAGATGCTCTGCAGGTAGGCTTTGATCCCGGTCTTGCCGTTGACCGTCCATTCGTACGGACGCACGATCAGGTCGACGTTCATGATGTCGGCCCAGTCGAGCATCTCGACCTGGTCCTCCTGGAGGTTCGTACGCCCTCTGGAGGTTATGAGCACAATGCGCGGCGGCCGTCCCTTGAAATTGACTGAGACCTGTAGGTACGCCTGTGGCACTTCGTCCTCGTCCTCTTCTCGAGGCTTGAGCCACTTGACGTTCCAGTTGTCCTCTGCCATTGCGTTAGCAATGTTATCGTCCAATAGGACAGCAAAGTTACGATCACCCTCTCGATTGTACTGCCCTTCCTTTCCCGCAAAGTTGCGAAAGATGATGCGGACGCCTTCCATCAGTACGGTGTTGTCATTCGCTGGCATTTACAAACTCCTCAAATGGTCCGAAATTCTCTATGGCTTTGACTGCTTCGTCTTTCAGTTTCTCGAAATAGGACATGTCGATCTGGAGATCTTTGACACCTTTGGCAATCTCCGCGTCCATCCACCGGTATCCTTTGGTCCCGGCTACAGCGTAGTATCGGTCCTCTTTGACGCGGTAGAGCGTGCCGCCGCCAGCAAGTACAGGTACAAAGCGGCCAGTGCGACCAAGATGACGCATATCGTGATAAGAAAGATCTTCAGTAGAGTCGGCATCCCGGTCCTTTGTATCGAGGTACATGGTGCCTTGAACAACACTACGACTTTCGCAGTAGTCGTCGAATGCCAATTCTTCCCCGGAGAAAAGTGACTTGAATACGTAGGGATGTTGGAACTGGGATCCGACAGCAGTCCATTGATCGCCTTCTCTAGCGATGTAAACTGCGTCATTGACGAGGCAGAATTTGTCATACGTGGTTTCATGTTCGAACTCGTATCCATAGAATGAGCCCAGCGTCTTGACAGCGCCGATCGTATCTGCAGAAGCACCCGGGATCTTCACCGAGTCCGTCTTGATATGAACGACTCTTTCGCCCATGTTCAGGATCTCGTCCTTCACGTCGATCATGAACAAGGCTCCGCGCTTGGCTACAATGTTGTCAATATTACGAATGTCCCTGAACGGGTTGTCGAACTTCGCCGACGTCAATCCGTAGACGATGTTCAGCGCAATTCTGAGAGCAAATGCAAGCTGGCTCCCATGGGTACTCACCTGGTGCTCTTCCGCACCCTCGAGGAAAGGCGCCAGCCTCCCATCGAACAGTGTCCGGGCCTTGTCGTACTCCTGGCGCTTGATCGCCAGCCGGGCCTTCGTGAGCTCGGCGTACTTCTCCGTGAACTTCCCGAACATGTTCAGTTTGATGATGCTGACCGGATGCATCGAGGCTACATCCAGGACGGCCACGTCCTCATATATCCCTGGCTCTGCATAGACGTAACCGCCTTCGCCAGGATCTTCTCCCTTGTACGAACTCTTACCTGCCTGAAACGAATACCCGGGAAACTCCTCACTCAGGTCTGTGTACTGGAAGAATCTCTGGGGATTCTTCTCCTTACCGAAGATGATCTCGGCAGAATGCCGCTGTGTGGTGTCGTTGACCGTCAGCCCACTGAGCTCTGCCAGGATCTGACGCGCAACGAAATCCTCCCAACGATTCTCGAACACTGCCTCCGTGGCACGGACGTCATTTACACAGTACTCGACCACACGGGGCCAATCCTTCTCGTCTACCGGCTCATCCCACGGAATGTCTAATTCCATATGGGTAAGCCCCAAATCGATCTCGAACTTCTTGAGCCCTTGTCGCAAAGTGCTGAAATCCCAGATATCCGTGTACGACAGATTGTAGGCAGCTGCGAACGGCGCATTACGGTTCTGACCAACTATGAGTTTCTCTGACAGCTTGTAGAGCTTCTCATTGTCATAACCTAACGAAGCAGCATAAAGGATGTGGTTGTCGTAACGACGGTTGTAGAAGCCGACCAGCTTGAGCTTGAACAGCTCGGCCACCTCATGGGGAGCTGGATTGACCATCCGAACAACTGTGTCGTCTCCCCGGAATTTCCAGCATATGACAAACAGGTTTTTGTAGACCTCAACGTCGAATATGGCCAAACGATCATCCATGACCTCCACGCCCTCATCAGAGCCGAGCTCGGACTCC